GACGGTAAAAATTACATTTTGCCTAGGCTGAACCTGCAACAAATCGTGGTTGACGTTGACGACGTCGAAGGCGCTAGCGAAGGCGAGTTGTTTCGTACGCCGGAAATGAATGCCACGACAATACACAAAGAGATGCGTTTTTCCTGCGCCGCTCGGGCAAAAGCGGCAGCGGCGCTGGTGCAGTCGAACGAAGAACCGTGGATTGTTTGGTGCAACACCAATTACGAGGCCGACGAATTGCATCGCCTAATCCCGGAAGCGGTAGAGGTGCGAGGATCCGATCCAAGCGAGCTTAAAACCAAAAAGCTCGACGCATTTCAAACTGGAGCGGCTCGCGTGATTATTTCCAAGCCGTCAATTTGTGGCTTTGGCCTGAACTGGCAACACTGCCGCAACATCGCGTTTGTCGGGCTTTCGTACTCGTTCGAGGACTTTTACCAAGCTTTTCGGCTAAGCTATCGGTTTGGGCAAACAAAGGAAGTCAACGCATACATAATCAGCGGCAAAAACGAATCGCAAATTATCTCAACTGTGCAGTCCAAAATGGACGCTCACCGAAAAATGCAAAAACGCATGAAGCATGCAAGCAAGGCGCTCAGGAACGAATCAGAAAAGAAACTCAAAATGAATGAAACCATCGAAGCGTACACCGGGACCGGATTCACCGTGTACAACGGCGATTGCGTCCGCGTCGCAAAACAACTGGAAAATGAGTCAATCGACTTTTCGATTTACTCTCCTCCCTTTGCAAATTTGTACATTTACTCGGACGATGTACAGGACATGGGGAATTGCAAAGACGACGACGAATTTTTCAAGCAGTACAAATTCCTCATTGCTGAAAAATATCGCATTACAAAACCGGGATGTCTCTCGGCGGTGCATTGCAAAAATTTAGTCAATTACGCCAACCGCGACGGGATGGCTGGCCTGCGCGACTTTCGGGGAGAAATCATTCGCGCTCACGTTGAGCTTGGGTGGGCGTATCACTCCGAGATTACAATTTGGAAAGACCCAGTGATTGAGATGCAGCGCACAAAAGCGCAAGGACTGCTTTACAAACAGCTTCGTCAAAACTCGAAGTACACGCGAATGGGGATGGCGGAGTATCTTATCATTTTTCGCAAGTGGGGCGAAAAGATGAACGAAAACCCGGTGACTCGCACCAAGGAAGAATTTCCGCTGGATCAATGGCAAGAATGGGCTTCTCCAGTGTGGATGGACATTAATCAGACTCGGGTACTCAATGGTAAAATTGCTAGGGAAGATCAGGACGAAAAACACATTTGCCCGTTGCAGCTGGATGTGATTGAACGCGCCATTACGCTCTGGAGCAACAAGGGAGACCTTGTTTACTCGCCGTTTACCGGCATCGGTTCTGAAGGATACGGCGCTCTGACCTTAGGCAGGCGTTTTGTTGGCTCGGAACTTAAAAAGGCGTACGCAGAACACGCCGTCACGAACCTGCGAAACATCGAAGCTCAACCAAGCCTGTTTTAATGAAAATACGACACTCTTCACTTCCTAAATTGGCCTTGTGCGGGCAATACGAGGGCGCTCCCGGCACCTCGGAAGCAGCAGCACGCGGTACCATGCTTGACCGTGTTTTTCGGGACGCTTGGACTACAGGCGAATTTCCGCGTGACTTGTCCGACGAGGACGCTGCCGCAGTGCGCTGGGCAATCGACAGGTGCATCAGTTTAAACGGAGGCGCTGACCGGCTGACGACCGACGAGGCCGCCTGCAAAGTTCGCACTGGCCGGCTGGATCACGAGGGCACTGCTGACGGTGTGGCAGTGCGTGGGCAATGGCTGGTCGACATAAAAAGCGGGCAAGTTTACGATTACAGTGCGCAGATGGCAGCCTATGCATTGGGGCTGATGCAGACTCATTTTGTGGGGCACTGGACAACGCACTTGCTATTTTGCGACCAGCGCCAGGTTGTCAGTCGTCGGTGGACTTACCAAGAGGCGCATGACCTCGTGCGCAGCGTCCTAGCCAATGTCGGTACCGCTCCAAAAGAAAACGACTACTGCGGATGGTGTGCGAAATCTCTGACCTGTCCGGCTCGCGTTGCCAGTAAAGACAGCGCACTGGTGACAGTTGCCGGGCTTGCGCCAACGGTGCAGGACGAAGCGTTTTTGGCACTCCTGAACGACCCTGACCGACTAGGGCAGTTTTTGGCAGCTTGCCAGACGCTGGACGACTTTAGGGACGCGGCAAAGGAGAAGGCTCGCGGGCTTCTTGAGGCTGGCGTGAAAGTGCCTGGCTGGAGGCTGCAAAAGCCTCGTGCAAGCGAGTACATCGAGGCCGAACACGTGGCGCAGGCTGTCAGCAACGGCGTGCTGGGCGCCGGGGACGTAATCCAGGCTCAAGGCTCAATAAGCCTCAAAAAGGCTCAAGCTCTCTGGAGCGCAGCGGGTGCAGTGCTGCCGGATGAGATTGTGCAGCGCAAAATCGGGCAAGCTCCACTTGTTGCTTCTAAATAGTATGACAACTGAAGACATCATCAAAGACCTTCGGTATTTGTGTGACCAGCCTGCGTGTGCAGGCGTGTCTGAAACGATGACATTGGCAGCTAATGCTATCGAGGGACTTGGTCTGCGATTTGATGAGTGTATGCAAAAGCACAACGACACTCGCGCTGAGTTAGAGCGGATGAAAACAGAGCTGGCTCAGGCCATCTCCGAGCGCACGCCGCACGACTATGGCATTTTGCAAAACCAGCGCGACGATTGCCGTGAGAGGTTAGGAGTCGCAGCTAAAGAGGTTTTTGACTTGGAGGCAAAAGTGAAACTTTTGACTACGGAACGGGACGGATATTTTTCTGAAATGGAAAGGATGCAAAGGGGATGGAACGGCGCAAATCAAGAGGTTTTGCGACTTGAAGACCACCTTGAGGACTTGAAAAAGGCCGCCATCACAAATCTCACAGCCGCTGTTGCGCTTATCCGCCCAGAACCCTCCCGCCTTGAGATTGCGGCGATGTTTTTGGCAAATGACCGAGCTTATGAGGGGCCGACGATGGCGCTAAAACGAGCAGACGCACTCATTGCAGCAGCGAAGGAAGTGACGAAATGAGCATGCAAAAAAAAATCTGGCACCTGCGTCGCAAACTCCGCGACGAACGCGCAAAGTTCAAAGAAACATCGGCAAAACTTACAGACGCCCGGCAGATCATCGCGTGGCAAGGCGAATCCGTACGACTGCTTCGAGAATCGCTCAACCACTTAGAAAACCACAGCGTCCTTGCTCGTATCTGGGCGCGATTAACCAAATGAGTGCTCAAAATTGCATAGCTATTGATCCCGGCGTGGGCGGTGGAATTGCCTACACCGACACCGACGGCAGCGTACATGCTTTGCCGATGCCGGAAACCGTGCACGATCTACGCCAGACTTTAAGCGTCTTGTGTTACGGGATCACGGCGCCAACCGTGTTTCTGGAGGAACTTCCGAAGTTTGCCGGGAAAATGTCCGGCAGCTCAATGGCAACAATGTTCCGCAATTACGGTCGGATCGAGGGATTATTGGCAAGCCATCAGTGTCGGATTGAATACCTCAGACCGCAAGCGTGGCAAAAGGCACTGGGGCTTGGTGACAAAAAAACGCACGGGCCGCGCTGGAAAGCTCATCTCAAAGGACGGGCTCAGGCGCTGTATCCAACACTCACAGTAACGCTTAAAACCGCCGACGCGTTGCTGATTTTGGAGGCGGGAATAAAACTACGCAAATGAACCTGATACCATTCGACCAGACACGATTGATGGCTGAAGCCATCGCAAAATCCAAATTGTTCGGCATCCAGAACGCTGAACAGGCACTCGCACTTGGACTACTCTGCCAAGCCGAAGGGCGGCATCCAGCCGAAGCCGCCCGCGATTACCACATCATTAACGGCAAACCATCTCTTAAGTCCGAGGCAATGCTGGCACGGTTTCAGCAGGCTGGAGGAAAGGTTGAGTGGCACGACTACACGCACGAGGCCGTGTCGGGAACTTTTAGCCATCCGCAGGGCGGGAGTTTAAAGGTAGCTTGGACGATTAAAGACGCCGAGCGTGCCGGGCTCACATCAAACCCAACCTGGCGCAAGTTTCCGAGACAAATGCTCAAGGCACGGTGCATTTCCGAGGCCGTGCGCGGAATCTTTCCAGCCGTGCTTTCGGGACTGTA